CTGGATCTTGATTGACCCATGTTACGTATCGATGTTTGATGACCACAGACGCGGGCGCTATCAAGGGCGCTGATCGTCTGCGTCTGTATCGTCGTCGCAACATTCTACGATTGCTCTTACGATAGACACGAGAAGTCCTACGACTCCTATAACGACCTCTCCCCATCCGTCTCTGAAAAAATCTAACTATGCGTGTGTCACCTTCTTTTCTTTAGAGAAAAAAATGAAAAAAAAGTTTTCCACCGACCATGGACAAACCGAAGAAAAAGTTAAGAATTTAATTAAAAACCATAATTCGATTTTATTATAGGTCTAAAAAAAATTTAGTATTTAAATAGAGGTGGGGGTTACTATATTACCCCCCACCTCTGTGCAAAATCGAACCTCTGTGCAAGATATTAAAAAGATGAACAACGACGAAAGCAAACGAGTCCGCCGCTTCTGCTTCACGATCAACAACTATACTGATGATACTACGCCGGTCTTTGACGACAAGAAGATCGCCTATCTTATCTTTGGAAAAGAAGTAGCACCTACTACTGGTACACCTCACCTCCAAGGATATATCGAACTCAAGAACCCGCATACTATCAAAGGTCTTCACAAGTATCTCAAAGGTTTCTCTACCGCAAGCTTTCGCATTGCTAATGGCACTTCTTCACAAAATATAACATATTGTTCCAAGTCAGATGAACATCTAGTTGAATATGGAACTCCAGGCCCAGGAGCAGGAGCGCGTACTGATCTTATCGAAGCTACAGAACTCATTGTTCAACAACCAAATTCAAAAGGTTTGCTTTCGGTAGCCAAAGACCATCCTTCTACATATGTCAAGTACTATAAAGGCTTTGAAGCTCTAGCAGATCGTCTTGCACCAGATCCATTACCAATTCCAGTTGTATTCAGGGAATGGCAGTCCGAACTTTCAGATTTCTTAACTAGAGAACCTCATCCAAGAGTTATTCGATTTTATGTAGACATTCAAGGCAATTCAGGTAAGTCTTTCTTTATTCGACAATGGGCATCTATGTACCCTCATGATACACTTCAACTTATAAGAGGAGCTCAGAAACAAATGTTTTATCAATATGACGGACACAAGTATATCTTCTTTGACTTTACCAGATCAGATGACCCAGATCATCCACAACTTCCATACCAAGCTATTGAGACTATGAAAAATGGCTTTCGACCAACTTCAATGTATGGCAAACGTACTCGTAACTTTGAAATACCTCACGTTATTGTAATGATGAATGAGAGTCCAGACCGAACAAAACTCAGTCCAGATCGTTATGAAATTATACGCCTTACCTAGCTTTAGAGGGGGTTTTTAGGGGCGCCAGCCCCTAATTAAGAGAAAAAAAAAATAAAAAAAAATTTAAAAAAAAATCTTTATTAATTCTTCACCGTTTCCGGAATGCGATTAAACCACTTAGCGATGTAGTCAATTTGAACCATGCAAGTTGTTGGACCAGGATCCATAGCTCCAGCAACCATTTGAGTCCAATGGTAGAACCATTCATTAACAGGAACAGAAGTAGCAGAACCAACATTATGTGAATCTCTAGGATCACCTCTAGCTTTCAGTGAGAACTTCTTTGTAAGAACATCTCCCTTGCCTAGCCATTGATTGACATTACCCCACCAACGTGTAGCAGTGATGCTACCTGATTGCTCAGATAACATAGATTCATTGCTTAAGTAATTTGGAGCAAACGCATCGTCTGTAAGATCTAAACGATTACATGTCGCTGAGCTTCCTTGACCTAAAGGTCTAATAGTAATCTTCGAACCTAATACGACATAGTTTCGATATTTTCCAGCCCAGAAATCGAACCCTGAAGGCTGATGTCCTCCAAGTGCATTGTCAGGATCAAACAAACCGTTTGCTCTGTAAGTTTTCTGAAACTTATTGTCTACAACGCTATCTGGATCTTGATTGACCCATGTTACGTATCGATGTTTGATGACCACAGACGCGGGCGCTATCAAGGGCGCTGATCGTCTGCGTCTGTATCGTCGTCGCAACATTCTACGATTGCTCTTACG